GACCACCGGCGCCCTCGGTCGACGCGGAGGAAGTGGGTCAGCAGCGACTACAAGGACGTCGCGGTCGTCTACGTGCGGGCACACGAAGCGGGACGCGCCCCTCGGCAGCATGTCGCCTCTTGGTTCGGGGTCAGCGGCGACTACGCCTCGAAGCTGATCCGCCAGGCACGGGACAGGGGCTTCATCGTTGGGGACACCAGGGTCGGTACGGCGGGCGGCAGCCTCCATCCCGACCTCGAGGAATGGAGCGTGAGAGGGGCGAGGGCTCAGGCGGTTGCGGATGCCACCACGTCCTAGATCCAGCACACCCACGCCACGTGGGTTACAGTTGGGCCCGGAAGACGTATGCCCGCACCACAGTGCGGGCATCCTGCATTTCAGCGAGACGTGAGCGCGTCGAGCATCCGCACCAAGGCACACCATGGCAGGCGTCGCGAAGTACGACCACCACCACCGCCAGCTCCGCCGCCAGCTCGAGCCTGAAGCGCACGGACGTCCGTGCCACTTCTGCCACCAGCTGATGCTTCCAGGACAGAAGCTCGACCTCGATCACACTGTCGATCGAACGTCCTATCGCGGCATCGCACACTCGTCGTGCAACCGCCGCGACGGCGGCCGCCGAGGCGCCGCCGCCACCAACCGCAAGCGCCGCAAGCCAGCCGATCCCGGCCCTTCGCGCCAGTGGTGACCGCACCCGGCAGGCGGGGGGCACCCTCTCGACGGGCCGACGACCCTAAGCGTCACTCCCGCGCCTATGTTCTTCCTCTCCCCGACGCCTTGTGAACCGCAGGAGACGCCGTGGAGCATCCGTGCCCGGCCCCCGGCTGCGGGATGGTCGCCAAGACACGCGGCGGGCTCTCGTCGCATCTGCGGCACCGCCACGACGGGCAGACGTTCGAGACGCAGGCTGCCGAGTCGCAGGTCGTGGCGACCCGCCGCCAGATCCCGCCTGACGCACCGTCGGCGCTCGTGGCTGCGGCGATGCATCTGGCGTTGGCGATCGACCTGACCGACTCGCCACGCGACCTCGCCCAACTGGTCCGCGAACTGCGTGCGACGCTGGCCGACATCGCCGCAGCGACGGCCTCTGACGACGTCGAGGAGGCTGACAGTGTCGACGATCTCGCCGCCCGCCGTCGCCGTCGGCAGGCAGACCCCGACATGGTCGGTCGCGCCTGACGCGCCGACGTCTGCCGGGGACGAAGCGATCGACCTTGCTGCCACGGCCGGTCTGCTCCTCGACCCGTGGCAGCAGCTGGTGCTCAGGAAGGCGCTCGGTGAGACGGTCGAGGGCCGGTGGGCTGCGAAGGACGTCGGTCTGCTCGTCGCCCGACAGAACGGCAAGGGTGCGATCCTCGAGGCGCGTGAGCTCGCGGGGCTGTTCCTGTTCGGCGACCGGCTGATCATCCACTCGGCGCACCTGTTCGAGACGTCGATGGGACACTTCGACCGGCTGCTGTCGCTGATCGAGGGGACGCCCGAGTTCGACCGTCGCGTGAAGCGCGTGTCGCGGTCTCACGGTGACGAGTCGATCTCGTTGCGGTCGGGCGAGAAGATCAAGTTCAAGACCCGTACGAAGGGTGGCGGACGTGGCCTGTCTGGCGACCTGGTCGTGCTTGACGAGGCGATGGAGCTTCCCACGGCGGTCATGTCGGCACTCCGGCCGGTGATGCGCGCGAGGCCGAACCCGCAGCTGTGGATGGTCGGGTCGGCGGTGGATCAGACGATCCATGCGCACGGTGTCGAGTTCGCCCGGGCCCGCTCAGCCGCGAAGACGGGGACCGACGAGACGGCCGCTTGGTTCGAGTGGACGGCCGACGAAGCCGAGTACGCCCGCGACCCCGACGCGGTGGCGGACGACCCGGAACAGTGGGTCAAGTCCACGCCGGGGCTCGGGTTCCGCATCGAGGTCGAGACGATGGCCGGCGAGCGTGTGAAGATGGACCGGCGTGGGTTCGCGACCGAGCTGCTGTCAGTCGGTGACTGGCCGTCGGTCGATGACGACGGTGACGAGGACCGGTTCCAGGCGTGCTGGCCCGATCTGGCATCGCCGACTGCGACGATCGCAGACGGTTCGCCGCTTGTGTTCGCGTTCGATGTCTCACCGGACCGCGAGTGGGCCACCGTCGCGGTGGCCGGCTGGTCGGACGGTGGCGCCCCGCACGTTGAGGTCACCGGCGACAGGTCCGGGTACGACCGGCGGCCCGGCACACGGTGGGTTGTGGACCGTCTGCTGCAGCTTGCCGAGTCGAGACGTCCCGTCGCGGTCGTACTGGACGAGCGTTCTCCCGCAGCGTCGCTGCTGGACGAGTTGGAGCGCGCCGGCCTGCAGGTGGCAGACGATCGCGGTCCGACCCCGAACCGGCTGCTGGTGTCCACCACGACGAGGCAGATGGTGGCGGCGTGCGGGCAGATGTTCGACGCGGTCGTGTCGGGCGAGCTCGAGCACCGCGGCCAGGCGATCGCTGACGAAGCGGTCTCGACCGCGTCGCGCCGGACGCTCGCTGGGGCGTGGGCGTGGCAGCGCAAGGCAGGCGGCGACATCACCCCGCTTGTCGCCGAGACGCTCGCGCTGTGGGGTCTGCAGCAGTTCGGGCACGACGACCGTGACACCGACCCCGGCCCGTTCTCGTTCGTGACGTGAGGAGACCAACCATGCGGACCGACCTGTTCTCCGCTGCGGTGTCGCTGATCGCGTTCGCGCTGATCGTTGCCGGAGTGGCCCGCTGGTCGACCGGCGGCGCCCTGATCGCCGGCGGTGTTCTGCTGTTCGCCTGGTCGGGCATGTTTGACATCGCGGTCCAGCGTGACGACGACCAGACGTGAGGATCTCCGCACGGCGAAGGCCGATCAACCTCACCCTGTCTTCGATCGGGCAGGACTTCCGTCAGCCCGACATGTGGTCGGTCCCTCAGATCCTCGGATCAGCCCCGGTCGGTCCTCGTGAGCGGATCGGTGAGGACTTCGACGACCTGGTGCGACGTGCCTACAAGGGCAACGGGGTCGTGTTCACCACGATGCTGATCCGTCAGGCGATCCTCGGGGAGGCACGGTTCCAGTTCCAGCGTCTGGAGAACGGCCGTCCCGGCGACCTGTTCGGTGACCCGTCGCTGCTGCTGCTCGAGAAGCCGTGGACCGGTGCGACAACGGGCGAGCTGATCGCCCGGATGGACCAGGACGGATCGCTTGCCGGCAACTTCTTTGCGACCGTGCGTGACGGAGGTCCTGCCGGCCGAACGTTGCGCAGGCTGCGTCCGGACTGGGTCACAATCGTCACTTCGTACCCGGATGGCACGTCCCCGTGGCATGTCGACGCGGAGCCTGTCGGGATCGTCTACCAGCCGCCCGGGGTCGAGCCGACGATCATCCCGGCCGCCGAGGTCATCCATTGGTCGCCGATCCCAGACCCGACCGCGCAGTGGCGCGGCATGTCGTGGATCACGGCGATCCTTCGTGAGGTCGACGCCGACAACGCCACCTCACGCCACAAGCTGAAGTTCTTCGAGAACGGAGCGACCGGCGGGCAGGTCGTGACCTACGACGCGTCCGTCGCGCCAGACAAGGTCAAGGCCCACGCCGAGCTGTTCGCCGAGCACCACCGCGGCTGGGAACGGGCCTACCAGACGATCCATCTCGGCGGAGGTGCGGACCTCAAGACGGTCGCGGCAGACCTCAAGCAGCTCGACTTCAAGGTCACCCAAGGTGCAGGGGAGTCGCGCATCGCCGCGGCGTCACTGGTCGGTGCAGTGCTGGCCATGTTCTCTGAGGGGATGGCCGGCTCGGCGTTGAACGCTGGCAACTTCAACGCCGCCAAGCGACGGTTCGCCGACGTCGGAGCACGTCCGCTGTGGCGCTCGATGGCTGCGGCACTCGCCCCTGCGGTCGACGTCCCTGACGGCGCGCGGCTCTGGTACGACGACCGCGACATCCCGTTCCTCCAGGACGACGCCCGCGACGCCGCGGACATCCTCAACGTCAACGCGCAGGCCATCGCCGCGCTCGCACGGGACGGTTTCGAGCCGGACTCTGCTGTGGCCGCGATCACCTCGGGAGACCTCCGGCTGCTCGAGCACACCGGCCGACCTTCCGTCCAAGTCCAGCAGGAGTGACCATGGACCTCAAGACGCTCCACGCCAGCCTTCGTGCCCGGCTCCCAGACGTGATCGGGGACCTGCGTGCGCTGACGGCCGAGCATGCCCCGAACGTCGCCCGTGAGGCCGGCTACACGCTCCGCAACGTCGACGACGACACGGCGGTGCTGCGGATCTACGACGAGATCTGGTGGCTCGGTGTCAACGCCGAGTCGGTCGCACGCGACCTCGACCAGGTCGACCGGCCAAACATCCGAGTGGAGATCAACAGCCCCGGCGGGGACGTGTTCGACGGCATCGCGATCTACAACGCGCTGCTCGCTCACCCGGCCGAGGTGACGACCCGGATCGACGGTGTCGCCGCGTCGATCGCGTCGGTGATCGCACAGGCCGGCGACGTCCGCCAGATCGCTCAGGCCGGCCAGATGATGATCCACAACGCGTGGGGCGTCACGATCGGCGACTCGCGTGAGCACGAGGCCATGGCCGCGCTGCTCGATCAGCAGGATCAGGTCATCGCCGGGATCTACGCGTCGGCGTCGGGCTCCGACCCTGACGGGTTCCGGCAGATGATGGCAGCCGAGACGTGGCTGACCGCGCAGCAGACTCTCGACGAGGGCCTCGTCGACGATCTCGTCGACCTGCGCACCAACGAAACTTCGGCGTCTGCCACCAGGCGGACGTTGAACGACGAGCTCGACACGGCCATGGGAGTGGTCGCGTCGGTGCTCGATAGCGCGGAACGGGTGGCCGCCCTTCGTGCTGACGTCGGCAAGTCCCTGTCTGTGGTCAACGTCACGAGCCTGGACGGGCTCCGAGACAGCGTCACACGGCTGAACGGGCTGCTGGCACCCAGCAACGACCAGGACGGCCACGGCGACGTCGTGGCCAACGAATACGCGCGCTTCGTCGCGCTCACACAGGAGATTCACGCATGACCACGTTCCCAGCACTCAAGGACGCCGAGGGCAAGCTGAAGGCCAAGCAGGACGAGCTGGCCTCCATCTTCGCCGAGGCGCAGTCCGGTCCCGACGGGACCATCGACCTTGCGAAGGTCGAGCGGTTCGCCGGCGACACCTCCGCAGCCGCCGAGACGATCCGCACGCTCAACGACGAGCTCACCGACCTCGGCGTCAAGGCCGAGCAGCTCCGTGCCGTCAATGCCGCCGCTGACCTCGTCTCGGTCGACCCGACCGGTATGGGCGGCGAGCCCGGCGCCGCGTCGGGCTCTGCCCGCGCCAAGTCCCTCGGTGAGGCGTTCATCAGCTCGGGCGCGTACACCGACCGGGCCGGCTCGAACGGCCCAGAGGCACACCTCGACATCGACCTGCGTGACGCGCTCCGCGGCCCGCGCAACACCCTGATGGAGACCTCCGCAGGTTGGGCGCCCGAGACCACCCGGTCCGGGCTGGTCGTCCCCGACGCGCAGCGTCCGGTGCAGGTCACCGACCTGATCCCGATGATCCCGTGGGGCCAGAACGCCTACGTCTACATGGAGGAGACGACCTTCACCAACGCCGCGGCCGAGGCTGCGGAGGGCACCGCCTACGGCGAGGCTGCGCTGGTGCTGACCGAGCGCAACAGCCCGGTCCGCAAGCCGTCCGTGTGGCTGCCCGTCACCGACGAGCAGCTCGAGGACGTCCCGGGCGCACGCGAGTACGTCGAGATGCGGCTCAGCTTCATGCTCCGTCAGCGTCTCGACGCTCAGATCCTCGTCGGCTCCGGCACCGCGCCGAACCTCGAGGGCGTCAACAACGTCACCGGGATCCAGACGCAGGCCAAGGGCACCGACCCGACCCCGGACGCGGTCTACAAGGCCATGACGAAGGTCAAGGTCACCGGACGCGCGATGCCGTCGGCGGTGGTGTTCCACCCCAACGACTGGCAGGACGTCCGTCTGCTGCGCACGGCCGACGGGATCTACATCTGGGGTTCGCCGTCCGAGGCGGGCCCGGCCCGCATCTGGGGCCTCCAGGTCGTCGAGTCCGACGCACAGACCGAGAACACTGCGGTCGTGGGCGACTGGACGAACTACTCGCTGCTCGCCGTCCGGCGCGGCATCGACGTGCAGGTCACCAACAGCCACGCGTCGGACTTCATCAACGGCAAGCAGGCCATCCGGGCCGACATGCGCGCCGCGCTGGTGTTCACCCGTCCGTCCGCGTTCGCGACGGTCACGGGCGTCTGACCTCCGCCCGCTCCGGCGGGCATCACTTCGGCGGCCCCGGGAGACCGGGGCCGCCGAACCACACGACGAGGAGCAGCAACATGGCAGTCATCGAGGGAGGCAACGTCATCACCGGCGGTGTCGTGATGGAGACGACCGGACCCCGGACCTACACCGGGACCGGGGCACCCGTCGGCGGCACGACCTACGACGGCTCGATCGTGGCGGGAGACCTCTACGTCGACGTGGCCAACGACAACGTGTACGAGTTCACCGACGTGGACACGTTCACCCGAATCGACACGGTCTGATGGCGAAGATCATCACAGACCGCCGGGTGTACCTGGACGCCGACGGCGCCCTGGTCGAGCACGGCGACCCGACAGCAGCCGTGCTGTGGTCCTCGGCCGGCCGCGAGGTCGACGCCGAAGCAGCCGACCAGGTCGGCTACGAGCCGTCCACACAGACCACCACCACCGACGACGCCCCGGAACCCGACGACCCGGGCAGCTGCCCGGTCAACGGGTGTGATTACGTGGGCACCGCGCGTGGTCTGGCGATCCACACCGGCGCAGCCCACAAGGGCAGCTGACGTGGCGACCCTCGACCTCATCACGCTCGCCGAGGGTCGCGACGCGATCAACGTCCCGCAGGAACCCACCGCCACCGACGCCGAAGCAGCCCGGTTCATAACCGCAGTGTCTCTGCGCATCGACGACATCTGCGGACCCGTCGTGCGCCGCGCCGTGACCGGCGAGCAGCACGACGGTGGCCGCCACCAGATCGCCCTGCACGTCCCGTACGCAACGTCAGCCAGCTCGGTCGTTGAGTACGACCACACCACCGCGACGACGCTCACAGCCGAGACGAACGCCATCAAGCCGGCCGACGGCTACCTGCTCGACCCGGTCGGCCGATACGGCGAACTGGTCTGGCTCCGGCGACGTTGCGGAAGCATCGACGGCCGGTTCCCGCACGGCCGCCGCAACGTCGAGGTGTCCTACACCGCAGGGCGGGCGGCGGACACGAGCGCCGTCCCGGTCGACTTCAAGGTCGCGGCAGGCAGCATCCTGCGGCGGCTCTGGCAGCGAGACCAGGGCGCGTGGGCGCGTGCACAGGACCCGTTCGACACTGGCGGCGCCATGCTCGGGTTCTACAAGGCCGTCGACCCGATGGTCCACGAGTTCCTCGGCGACCACATCCGCACGCCAGCGGTCGCCTGACATGGTCGCCCTGACCTCGACCATCCCGGCCGTCAAGATCGCCCTGGTCGCCCTGCTCCGCGCCGAACTGGACCTTCCCGTCGACTACGCGTGGCCCGGACCTGCGGCCGCGCCTGAGGCGGTGTTCCTCGGCCGTCATCCGCAGCTCGACGACATCCGCATCGACGGGGACTCGACGATCCCGACGATGAAGGCCGGCCGCAAGCAGCGCGCCGAGGACTACATCGTGCCGGTGACCTGCTGGACGTTCCGCCCCGAGCTGACCGCAGCAGACGCCCAGACCTGCGAGGTCCGAGCGTTCACGATCGCCGCCGCCGTCGAGAACGTGCTGGCGGACGACCCCAAGCTCGGCGTCGACGGGCTCGTCGCGGCACAGGTCAACGACCTCACCTCAACCCTGTTCCCGTTTGAGCGCGGGTGGGCATGCGAACTCGTCCTTGACGTCCGTGTCCAGGCACGCCTCCAGTGACCGGAGCCCCCATGACCAAGAAGATCCGCAACGTGTCGCCGTCCGAGCGGCAGATCGCCGCCACAGGCGACGTCGTGCCGGCCGGCGGCACCGTCGAGGTGCCCGCCGACCTCGCGAAGTCACTGACGGCACAGACCGACGTGTGGGCGACCGTCCGCACCACCAAGACCAAGCAGGAGGACTGACATGGTCGCCCCCGCAGGCATCTCCGCACAGCTCGGGTTCAAGTCCGAGACGACCTACGGGACCGGTGTCACACCGGACCTGTTCCACCCCGGGTTCCTGTCCGAGTCGATCAAGCAGGAGATCGCCCGGATCGAGTCCGGCGGTCTCCGCGCAGGCCGCCGCACCACCCACCAGTGGAAGTCCGGCGGGACGACCATCGGCGGCGCCGTGTCGCTCGAGCTGTGGGACGAGCCCCTCGCGACGCTGCTGACCCACATGTTCGGGTCGGTCGTCACGTCAGGTGCGGGC